CACTCGCGTCATGGCTGGTAGAACTGGCTGCGAAGTGCAAGGGGAAGCCGTTATGAATACCCCCGCCGTCCTGCTTCCCTACCAGCAGCGCTGGGTATCAGAAACGGCCGACGTCGCCGTGTGGGAGAAATCCCGCCGTATCGGCGCGTCCTGGTGCGACGCGTGTGACGCCGTGCTCACCGCCGCCCCGGCGGAAAATGCCATGGATGCGCTCTACATCGGCTATTCGGAAGATATGACGCGGGAGTACATCGACGACTGCGCCATGTGGGCCAAGGCTTTTGACTTCGCCGCCAGCACGATGGACGAATGCATCTACGAGGATGAGGGGGTGGCCATCAAGGCTTTCCGCATCGACTTCGCCTCCGGCAAGAAGATCCTCGCGCTCTCCAGCCGCCCGCGCTCGATCCGGGGCAAGCAGGGCAAGGTCACCATCGACGAAGCCGCTTTCCACGACGATCTGCCCGGCCTGCTCAAGGCCGCGCTGGCGATGCTGATCTGGGGCGGCAAGGTGCGCCTGCTGTCCTCGCACTACGGCGATGCCAACCCCTTCAACGAGCTGGTCAACGACATCCGCGCCGGCAAGGCGCCTTATGCGCTGCACCGCACCACCTTTGACGATGCGCTGAACGATGGCCTGTACGAGCGCGTCAAGCTGATCCAGGGCGTGCGCCTAAAGGAACAAACCCAGGCCGAGTGGCGCGCCAAGATCTACAGCCAGTACGGCGACAACGCCGCCGAGGAGCTGGACGTGATCCCCAGTGCCGGCAGTGGACGCTACCTCACGCGCATGATGATCGAGGCGTGCATGAAGCCCGGAATCCCCGTGGTGCGCCTCACCCAGACCGACGCCTTCACCCTCCTGCCCGCGCATATCCGCGAGGCCGAAACCCGCGACTGGTGCGAAGAGGTCCTGCGCCCCTTGCTGGAAAAGCTCGACCCTAACCTGGATCACTACTTCGGCGAAGACTTCGCCCGCAATGGCGACTTGTCGTCCTTCTGTCCGTTGCAGCAGACGCGCACGCTCGACCTGGTCACGCCATTCATGGTAGAGCTGCGCAACGTGCCATTCGAGCAGCAAAAGCAGATCCTGTTTTATATCCTCGACCGCCTGCCGAGATTCAGAGCGGGAGCGATGGATGCACGCGGCAACGGCCAATACCTGGCCGAAGTGGCCATGCAGAGATACGGTGCCACCCGCATCGCCCAGGTGATGCTTTCGCAGGAGTGGTATCGCGAGAATATGCCGCCGTTAAAAGCTGCTTTTGAGGACGGAAAATTAACGCTCCCTCAGGACGCCGACGTGCTGTCAGATCTGCGTACCGTGGTGATGGATAAAGGCGTGGCCAAGGTGCCCGACTCCGCCAGAGTGCGTGGTAGCGACGGGCGCGATCGTCACGGTGACACGGCGATCGCGCTGGCGCTGGCTACCTTCGCCGTGTTCCAGATGGAGCCGGTAAATATCGAATACCAGGGCGCTGGCGGCAAACATGGCCGCCATGACGACGACAGCGACAATCAAGATAACAGGAGGCGATCCGCATGGTAGCCATAGTCGATATCAGCGGCAATCCGATAAAGTCATCCGACTTGAAGGCGCCGCAAACCTCCCGCGTGGGCAGCCTGCACCAGGAGTTCGCCAACCACCCCAGCCGGGGACTCACGCCATCGCGCCTGGCGCGCATCCTGGAATCCGCCGAGCAGGGCGACATTCGCGCCCAGCATGAGCTGTTCATGGACATGGAAGACAAGGACGGCCACATCCTAGCCGAAATGGGCAAGCGCAAGCGCGCCTTGCTCACCCTGGATTGGGATGTGACGCCGCCGCGCAATGCCAGCGCCGGCGAGAAGAAGCTGGCAGGCTATGCCAAGGAACTGCTCCAGGACACGCCCAACTTCGAGGACGTCATTCTCGACGCCCTGGACGCGATCGGCCACGGCTTCTCCTGCCAGGAGATCGAGTGGGAGATGCTGGGCAAGGAGTGGATACCCAAGGCCATCACCCACCGCCCGCAAAGCTGGTTCCAGACCGACCGCGAAACCCGCACCCAGATCCGCCTGCGCGACATGAGCCCGGACGGGCAGGAATTGATTCCCTTCGGCTGGATCCGGCACATCCACAAGGCAAAATCCGGCTACCTGTCCCGCAGCGGCCTGCATCGCGGCCTGGCATGGCCCTACCTGTTCAAGAATTACGCCATCGGCGACCTGGCCGAGTTCCTCGAAATCTACGGCCTGCCGCTGCGCCTCGGCACCTACCCAAACGGCAGCGGCGAGGAAGAAAAGTCCACCCTGCTACGCGCCGTGATGAGCATCGGCCACGACGCCGCCGGCATCATCCCGGAAGGCATGGCCATCGACTTCAAGGAAGCGGCCAAGGGACAGTCCGACCCGTTCGAGTTCATGGTGTCATGGTGCGAGCGCACCCAGAGCAAGCTGATTCTGGGCGGCACCCTCACCAGTCAGGCCGACGGAAAGAGCAGCACCAACGCCCTGGGCAACGTCCACAACGAAGTGCGCCGCGACCTGATGGTATCGGACGCCATCCAGCTGGCCGGCACGCTCACTCGCGACCTGATCTATCCGCTCCTGGCCCTCAACAAGGGCGGCGTGGAAGATCGCCGCCGCCTGCCGCGCTTCGTGTTCCGCGTCGAGGAGCCGGAAGATATCGCCATGATGTCCGACGCGCTGCCCAAGCTCGCCGCCATCATGAAAATCCCCGCCGCCTGGGCGCATGAGCAAATGGGCATCCCGGAGCCGGAAGGGGAGGAAGCGGTACTGGGTGCGGTTAGCGTTCCGCCACCAGCGGTCAGCGATCAGCCGCCCATGCCCCCTGTAGGCACAGATTTGCCTACGGAAGAGCCCGATCCAGAATACCCGCCAGCCAAGCCCGCAGCCCTTGCCGCGCTCTCGGCGATTCTGAGAAACGCAACGCCTGACGCCATCGACGACCTGGCCGCATCGCTATCGGGCGATTGGCAGCCGGTGATCGCACCCATGGCCGACCCGCTCCAAACCGCCCTGGACGCATCCCATGCCAACGGCGAAAGCGCCGAGCAGTTCCTTGCCCGCCTTCCCGCCCTGCTGGAAAAAATGGACCCCGCCGCCCTCACCGAGCAGCTCGCCCGCGCCGCCTTCGCCGCCCGCCTGCTGGGTGAGGCCGGCATCGAACTATCCCCTCTCCCTCAAGCGGGGGAGGGCTAGGGAGGGGTATGTCAGACGCCACCCAACTATTAGCCCAGCTATCCGTCCTGCCGCCCGAGGAAGCGGTCAAGTACATGCAGCAGCGCGGCCTGCTCACCCAGACCTTCGACTGGCGCGATTTATGGCATGAAGAGCACGCCCACCAGTTCACCGTCTCGCGCCTGGCGCGCCTCGACCTGCTGCAGGCCATCCACGACGGCATTCTCGGCAGCGTCAAGGGCGACGTGAGCCGGCGCGACTTCATGCGCGGCATCAAGGACATGCTGGTCACCGAAGGCTGGTGGGGAGAAAAAGCCGTCATCGACCCCAAGACCGGCGACACTGTCATCACCAAATTCGACGCCAACCGCCTCAAGCTGATCTACGACATCAACACCCGCCAGGCATACAGCACCGGCCTGTGGCAGCGCATCGAGCGCAACAAGGCGACCAGCCCATATATCCGTTACATCACCAAGCGCGACGAACGCGTGCGCGACAGCCATCGCACCTGGGACAACCTCACCCTGCCGGTAGATCACCCCTTCTGGCATACCCACACACCGCCCAACGGCTGGCGCTGCCGCTGCCGCATCACCAGCATGAGCCAGGCGGAATACGACAAGGGGCTATCGCCCACCGGCCAGCCACTGGTCAAGGACGCCCCGCCGGAAGAGTTCGTCGAATGGAAGAACAAGCGCACCGGCGAAATGATGCAAGTGCCCAAGGGGATTGATCCGGGGTTTGATTACAATCCGGGCAAGGCGGGGGCGCGGAAAGATAACCTTGCTAATGTAGTGAGCGGGAAAATCGATAGGCTTCCTGCATCCATGCGCAGCGCCGCACTAGGACCGGTTGAAGTAAAGCCCGTGGCAGCGGATTTCCGCAAGGCCATCGAACTGGCGCTTGCGGAAATACCCGATCCAGTGCGCGTGGCGGTAATGGCTGCCGGGTATGAGCTGCGCATCGCGCCGCGCTTGACAGACGTGCTGCCGCGTCTGGCTGGGATACGCCCTCGCGGCTATCTGGCAGGTGAGACATGGGACCAAGCGGATGGTGGATTGTTTGGCAAGGAGCGGGTAATCGTGATCGCCGAAACTGCATTAGAATCTGTATCTGGCACCTATATCGCCACTGGAACCGTTCGTGCCGGGCAGTTGTTGCGCCATGAATACGGCCACGCCTGGGATTTGATTTCGAGGCTATCGAACACTCAGCAATTTATTTCCGCCTACGAGTCCGATGCCGCCGTATTGCGAGGATGGCTGAGCCGTACCGATGTAATGCCACCGGACGCGATTGAGCAATTAGGCTATATGCTGCAATCCGGCCAGGCCGGCAGGCAAGAGGCTTTCGCGGAAATATTCGCTTATCTGCATGGCGGTGGAACGGCATCGCACATTGACGCGCTACAATCGTTCCCCGAGGCTACAAAGGTGGTCAATGCCATGTTGGAGAAAATTAAATGAGGTTGGTTTTTTCACCGCAGCCAGACGGCAGTATGCTCATATGGGGACGGTATAAATCGGAAGAATATAGTTACAGCGCCAGGCATTTTGTCCTGCCAGGCAATTCGTTTGGCGGCCTGACATGGGATGAATTATCGGCACTGGCCTGGATTGAAACTGACGATGACGGCGCTATAGTCCATAAAGAGCCACGCGGGGAGTCTATGCAGCTTGATCAAAATGCGGCCCGCCCGTCATTCTTGCGAGATGTGCCATGACCACGCCCATCACCATCGAAATAAACAGCCAGAGCGTCATGGACGCGCTTAACCAGCTGCTGCGCCGTGGCCAGGACATGCGCCCGGTGATGGATGCCATCGGCCAGCGCATGGAAGAACGTGTTTCTGCCAGATTCGAAACCAAGACAGACCCCAATGGCCAAGCCTGGTCGCCCTGGAAGCCCGCCACCCTAAAGAGCTACCCCAAGGACGGAAACCGCACTTTGTTGGACCGTACAGGCGACATGTTGGACGGCCTCAACCATCATTCAGACGCGAATAGCGTCACGGTTGGTTTTGACAAGCCATATGCGTTTTTCCACGAGCACGGAACAAAGCACATGGAGCGCCGCGGCATGCTCCTGGCAGACCCTGATTCCGGTACACTCGGTCAGGAAGACGAGCGCAATATCATGGATGTTTTGCGTGGATATTTCGAAAAATAAGAAACAGGGGTTTTAAGCCATTTGTCAGCTATATAGGCTATCCATGTAGCAAAAATATACGCCATGAGATTTTAACGCGCGTTTAACGCCCTTGCCGGTGGCGTTTATCCTTGTACTCAGATGCGGATTACATCCTGTGGTTAAAATTTACATCCGCCATCCGTTCTGGTAGGGTAAAAAAGCCTGCTGCAAAATATCAACACTAAGGCGGAAGCACTTCCGCCTTACCCGCCTCACCCCCCGTCGCCACAATGGCGGCATGACTCAGCGACTCGCAGCCCTTACCTTCCAGATCGACCCCGCCCATAAGGCGGTGCGCCTGCTACCCGCCGGCCAGTTCCGCTCTGCCGATGGCAGCGGCCGCCCCAGCGATGTCCCCGCCTGGCATATTGACGCCGCCGCTGCAGCGCAGCTCATTGCCCGCGCCAACGCCCGTTCCGACCGCAAGGTGGTCGATTACGAACACCAGACCATCAAGCAACAGCAGAACGGCCAGCCCGCGCCTGCAGCCGGCTGGATGTCCGGCCTGGAGTGGCGCGATGACGGCCTTTACATGGCCCCCGACTGGACCGACAAAGCCGCCGCCATGATCGCGGCGCGCGAATACCGTTATATCTCCCCCGTTTTTACCTACGACTCGACTGGCCGCGTGCTCGATCTGCTGCACGCCGGCCTGACCAATTTCGCGGGGCTGGATGGCCTTGCCGATCTCGCCGCGCTTTCCGCGCATTTCAACATCAACCAGGAGAAATCCATGAATGAGACGTTAAAGAAGCTGCTGGCCGCTCTCGGGCTGGCTGATACCACCACGGAGGCGGATGCGATTTCCGCCGTTGCCGCGCTCCAGGCTCAGGCTGCTGGCGCGGAAACGCGCATCGCCACGCTCACCGCCCAGGCCGCCCAGATGCCCGATCCAGCCAAGTACGTGCCCATGGCCACGCACAGCCAGACGCAAAACGCCCTGGCCGCGCTCACTGCCCAGTTCGAGCAGAGCGAGCGCGACACCCTGATGGAAGTCGCCCTCTCCGATGGCCGCATCCTCGCCGCCCAGGACGCCTACTGGCGCGCCCAGCCGGTGGCCGCGCTCAAGGCCTACCTCGACGTGGCACAGCCCGTCGCCGCCCTGAGCGGCACGCAGACCGGCGGCAAGCAACCAGGCGGAAAGCCGGACGCCGGCGCCTTGAGCGATGCCCAGTTGGCCGTGTGTCAGGCCATGGGAATCAAGCCGGAAGACTTCCAGGCCACCCGGGCAGCATCCTAAGTACCACCTCCTAAACAACCTCAACCGGAGATTGATATGACCGCACTCACAACCGACCGCGCCACGGCAGAACGCCTGGGCGACGAATTTTCTTTCGATGTCGCCGCCTCGGTAGTTTGCCGGGCTGGGGGTATCGCCGTTCTGGATGCATCCGGCAACGTCAAACCTGCCGTCG